GGTGCTCTACCAGGACCGCTACATGGGCATGCAGTTCGCCGCCGTCGGCGATCCGTCCGGCCGGGCCAAGGGGAATTTCCTGGAGGAAAACAGCTTCGACGTGCTGCTGCGCCTCGGCATCCCGGCATTTCCCGCCTCGACCAACGACGTCGAGCCGCGGCTGCGCGCCGTCGATACGCTGCTCCTGCAGCAGCGCGACGGCGGCCCGGCGCTAATCATCGACGAGGATCGCTGCCCGATCCTCGTCCGCGCTCTGAACGGCGCCTACCGTTTCGCCAAGACCAAGGCCGGGGTAACCAAGCCGCTGCCGGAGAAGCTGCATCCGTGGTCGGACGTCGCCGACTGCCTGCAGTATGTCTGCCTGTCGGTGAATTCCGGCCTCACCCACTTCATTGCGAAGCGGATTCGTCCTCGTCCGGTAAGACGCCCACCGCCTCCAGTTTCAGCGAAGGGCTGGACGTAGCGTCGATGGTCAGCGGCGGCATCTCCGCCGTCGTCGAGATATTGATCGTCACCCCGCCACCGCCGCCGGCCAGGACATGCCCTTGACCATCGAGCTCGCCGAGCCGGGCCAGGAACCTGCCGGCTTCGACCCGCTGCACCAGCGGGATCCGCTCGTCGTCGATCGCTTGGATGTAGATTTCCAGCTTCGACTCCAGCCCGGTTGCCGCCTTGACCTTGACCCGCTCCTTGGTGTTGACCGCCGCGCCCCATTCGGCGCTCAGCGTGCGCACCATCTCGACGAACTTCGGGTGGGTCTGGACCCGCTGCCATTCCTCGTCGCTCAGCCGGTGCAGCTCCAGGATCTGCTCCACCGGGAAAATATCCATCGCGATTTCGCGGGCCAAAGTGGCGAAATCAATGGCAAATACTTCGGCGGCTGACGTCTGGTCTGCCATGGCTGATTGGTGTATGTGTCCAAAAAGAGGGTGGTAATGCCGGCGCCTGTACTCAGGATCGTATCGCCTGACGGATTGCTGCAGCAAGAGGCTGACGCAGATGCGCAACGCATCGCCGCCGAACGCAAGCTGCAGGCCGAGTCACAGCTCACCACCTCGCTGGCGGCTTTCATCGACAACGAATTCCAGGACATGGTCCGTCATCGTGACGGTGCTTCTGGTTGGTCAGACCGCCTGGTTAACGCCATGCGGGTGTTCAACGGCCAGTATGACAACTCAAAGTTGGCCGAGATCAAAAGGTTCGGCGGCTCGGATATCTATGCCCGGCTCGTTGCGACCAAATGTCGTGGAGCTACCTCGCTGCTCCGCGACGTCTACCTCAACCAGGAAAAACCATGGGGCCTGAAACCGACCCCTGATCCAACCCTGCCCGACGACATCCTCGCCGACGTGCAGAACCTGGTGCAGGTCGAGATCGGCACCATGACCCGGCTCGGCGAGCCGCCCGATCCTAGCGCCATCCGTGACCGGGTCCAGAACCTGTTGATGGCGGCCAAGCGGGCGGCGATCAAGCGCGCCCGCATGGAGGCTGAGATCGCCTTCAACCGGGTCGACGATCTGCTCGTCGAGGGCGGCTTCTACGAAGCCCTCGGCGAAGCGCTGATCGACGTGCCGCTGTTCCCGTTCGCCTGCATCAAGGGGCCGACCGTGAGGATCGTCCCGGAGGTCACCTGGATCCAGGGCAAGGCGGTGGTCCAGAACAAGCCGAAGATGTTCTGGAACCGGGTCAGCCCGTTCGATGTCTGGTGGACGCCAGGCACCTCCAACATCGCCGACGGCGCGGTGATCGAGCGGACCCGGGTGACCCGCCAGGATCTCAACCAGCTGATCGATCTGCCGGGCTACAACAAGGAGGCTATTCAGGAAGTCCTGCGCTGGTACGGCCAAAGTGGATATGTCGAGGCCAACACTTCATTCGCCGAGACACCGCGGGCGGTGATGGAGAGCCGCGAAGATCCGCGCATGAATCAGTCTGGTGTTCTCGACATGCTGGAGTATCACGGCTACGTCCAGGGGAAGATGCTGCTCGATCAGGGCTTCACTGCTCAGCAGGTCCCAGATGAGCTTACCGATTACTTCGTCGATGTGTTCAAGATCGGTCGTTACATCATCAAGGTCCAGCTGTCGCCCAGTCTCAGAAAACGGCCGGCTTACTACGTCACAAGCTTCGAGAAAGTCCCGGGGACAGTCGTCGGCAATGCCCTGCCGGATATGCTCAGCGATATACAGGACGCGACCAATGCTGCCCTCCGCAGCCTGATCAACAACATGTCGATCGCATCCGGTCCGCAGGTGGTGGTCAACGACGACCGCGTCGCGGAGAACGAGAACGGTGACGAGCTTTACCCGTGGAAACGTTGGCATGTGGTCACTGACCCTCTTGGTCCCAACAACGGGCAACAGCCCATAAACTTCTTCCAGCCGAACAGTAACGCCCAAGAATTACTCGGGGTATACGAGAAGTTCACACAAATCGCAGATGAGCTATCGGCTATTCCTAGGTACATTACTGGTTCTGAGCGCCTTGGTGGGGCTGGCCGCACTGCTTCAGGTCTGGCCATGCTCATGGGTAATGCTGCCAAAATACTGCAAACCGTCGCCGCCAACATCGACAACGACATCATCGAACCTGCGGTAACCGAACTCTACGACATGATCATGCTGACCGATAAGACCGGCATGCTGCGTGGCGACGAGTCGATCGAGGTACTCGGCGTCAACGTGGCGATGCAGCGCGAGACCCAGCGCCAGCGCCAGCTGGAGTTCCTGCAGATCACCGCCAACCCGATCGACACCCAGATCATGGGCATCCGCGGTCGCGCCAATGTGCTGCGGCCGGTTGCCGACGGCATCGGCTTGACCGGCGAGGACATCGTCCCGCCCGACGAAGAGATCAAGGCGATGCAGCAGCAAGGTGGCCCTGGCGGGCCAGGCGGGCCCCCTGGAGGGCCGGGAGCTCCTGAAGGGCCTCCGGGACCCGGCGGACCCCAAACGCCTCCTGGCGGGCCTCCTAGCCCCCCTAGCGGGCCTTCTGGGGTCCAGGCGCCGCAGACCAACGTCGTCGGCAAGACGCCGGGTGCCGGGCCCGGCACCGCAGTCAACCCAGCACAAGGACCAGGATGATGGCCACACCCACCAAGAAGAGCAGCTCCAAGCCGGCCGGCAAGTTCAAGATCCAGGCCGGCGGCTCCGGCAAGATGCAGAGTTTCAAGGGCGTCGGCGACCAGCAGCCGGGGGTTTCGGCGGTGACCGCCAAGAACGCCGGCAAGAAGTTCTCCGGCCCGTCGACCGGTGGCTCCGGCAAGATGCATAGCTTCACCGCGGTGAAGCCGCAGAAGTCCGGCCGCTCCAGCCAGAGCTAAAGCCATGGCGAGGACGCCGCGCGCCTCGATCTCCAAGACCTCAGGGCAGGGGATCTCCCGGCTCAGCTACCAGAAGGGCTACGCGCTGGGCAACAAGGGGGCGCAGGGGAAACCCCCCTCGGTCGGCAAGTTCGACTCCACTGACATCAAGACCGGCCGCCATTACGGCAAGTCCAGTTCCGAGGATTTCGGCGATATCAACGTCTCTTACGGCGATACGCTGGATGTCGGCGACCTCGGTGACGTCAAGGCGGCCGGCAAGCTGAAGCCGCCGAAAGCCTCGCCGATGACCAAGGCGGCCAAGCCGAAGGCGTGGAAAAAGTGAAACCGGGCAAGCAAACCAGGCAGCTGCCGACGCGCGGCGGCCTCAACGACCTGGGCAAATCGGGCCGGACGATCATCGACTACGGCAAGGCGACGCCGATCACCCCGACCGAGAAGACGCCGACGGTGATGCAGGCGCTGCCGCTGCTTCGCAAGGGACGCTGATGCCGGGCAATGAGAAGCTGGTCCACGCAGCGCTGCTGCTGAGGGGCCAGGCCCCGGAGGCATGGGATCTGTTCGTGCAGGCTATGCGGGAGTACGCAGCGTCTTCGGCCGAAGAAATGGTTCGCTGCGCCCCGGAGTTGCTGATGCGGGCTCAGGGGATGGCGATCGCCAGCAGTGAGATCTGCTACGCGGTGAGGTTCGCGCCGCAGATCCACGAGAAAAACCAAGGATTCAAACATGGCAGACCAACCCAACAATGGAGCAGCGCCGGCGCCTGAACCGCGCGACTACAGCCCACCGATGCCCGACCAGCTGAAGCGCCAGCTGGCCGAGGCCGAGCAGATCCGCAGCGAGATGGAGGCGGGTCAGCCGCCGCCCCAGCCCGAGCCCCCCAGCCCGCCGCCCGAGCCGTCGCAGAGCCCGGCTGGCGACGATGGCCAGAGCTGGGAGCAGCGTTACAAGTCGCTGCAGGGCCGCCTGGAGAATGAGCGCAAGTCCAACCAGGCGTTGTCCGAGCGCATGCAGCAGCTGGAGAACACGCTGACGGCGATGGCGGCGCGCGGCGAGGAGGCGCCGTCGGCCGAGCCCCCGGCGCCACCGCCGCGGCCACAGCTGGTCACCGAGCAGGAGGCCGCCGACTACGGCGAGGAGATGCTCAGCGTGGTCGGCAAGCGGGCCCGGGAGGAGTTTATCCCGGAGTTCGAGCAGTTGGCGCAGCGACTGAAGCGGCTCGAATCGGGGCAGCAGGCAGTCGGCAAGATCATCGACAATACCCAGAAGCAAACCGTCTACGAAGCCCTGGCAACGCAGGTGCCCAACTGGCGCGACATCAATCGCGCCGAAGAGTTCAAGGCTTGGCTGGCGGAGCCGGACCAGTTCAGCGGTCGCCGGCGCCAGGATATGATCAAGGAAGCCTTCGATAGACATGAGAGCGGGAGGGTGGTAGCTTTTTTCAAGGGATTCTTGACTGAGGCTACCGGCACCCCGCCAACCTCTCCGAGCCCAGGGAACGCAGCGCCGCCTCTTGCCAATGGCAATGCCAGCGGGCAACCCTCCCTCGAAGACTTCGCGGCCCCCGGTAGAGCCAGGTCGGCGCCGCAGCAATTGCCGCCCGATAAGCCCGTCTATACGTCCGCTTGGATTGCTAGGTTCATGGCAGACAAGCGCGTGGGCAAGTATCGCGGCCGTGAGGCCGACGCCGATGCCATCGAGCGCGACATCTACCAGGCTCAGCATGAAGGGCGGATCCAACCGTAATCGCTAATCGCGACCCGAGGGATCGTCCATGGCTTATACGACAACCGGCGGCTACCCGCTTGCAGGTGCCGGCACAACTCCGCCTATATATCCGACTGGATCAGCAACCCCAAACCCCGCCTACAGCGGGACGTTCATCCCGGTTCTGTGGTCGACAAAACTGATCGAAAAATTCTACGCCAGCACAGTACTGGCAGCGATCAGCAACACCGACTACGAAGGGGAAATCAAGAATAAGGGCGATACCGTCGTTATTCGCACCAAGCCGACCATCACGATTAAAGATTATCGTTCGGATGGACTGCTTGAGATCGAGCGTCCAGCTTCGAATATCATCGAAATGAAGATCGACAAGGGCAAGTACTTCAACTTGATCTTGGACGATGTCATGGAAGTTCAGAGCGATCTGAACATGATGAACATGTGGAGCGATGACGCTGCACAGCAATTTAAGATTGTAGTGGACACTGAAGTGCTCAAGGGGCTGCTCGGTCAGGCAGCGCCTAAGAACAAGGGCACGACCGCCGGCCAGATCTCCAACAACGTCAATCTTGGGGTCACCGGCACGCCGCTCCAGATCGTTGCCCGTAACCCGGCCGGCACGGCTGGCAAGATCGAGATCATCGATCTGATCGTCCGTCTCGGGCAGGTCCTCGACGAGCAGAACATTCCGGAAACCGGACGTTGGATCGTGCTGCCGGCGTGGATCAGCTCGCAGATCAAGATGAGCGAACTCCGCGACGCGTCGCTGACCGGTGATTCGACATCGATCCTCCGCAACGGTCGGCTGGGGATGATCGATCGGTTCACCATCTATGTCAGCAACCTGCTGCCCTCCGGCGTCGCCGCCGGCCTGGCCGCGGGCGAGTGGGTGATTTACGCCGGCACTCAGCATGCGTTGAGCTTTGCCAGCCAGATCAACAAGGTCGAGACGCTGCGTTCCGAGCTGACCTTCGGCACGCTGCTTCGTGGCCTGCAGGTCTACGGCTACAAAGTCTTGGACGGCACCGCGTTGGCGCAGGCCATCGTGACGCCTGGTTAAACCGGGTTTGACCGGATGCCAGCGCTGGAGACGGTCGGCCAGTATTTGGCTGAAGCCCGCCGGCTTCTGCAGGACGAGTATGCGCCAGCCTACCGGTATCCGGACAAGGATCTGGTCGAGGCGCTGAACATCGGCCTGCTGGAAGCCCGGCGGCTTCGGCCGGATCTGTTCCTGCCGCTTTTCGATGTGCCGTTCGTCGATACGGCCGGCACCATCGACACCTCAACTACGGTCACGCTCGATCCGATGTACCGGTCGAGCCTGGTCTATTACGTCGTTGGTCGAGCTCAGCTTCGTGACGACGAGCCGACCGTCGATCAGCGCGCCGGCGCGCTGATGCAGAAATTCCTCGCACAGATGCTGACGATCACGGCATGAGCGCCTGCACCCCCAATGAACGCCTGATCCAGACGATCACCGTCGAGTGCCCCGGTGCGCCCACCGAGCTGATTAAGCTGCAGCTGTTCAACGTCATGGACGAGTTCTTCCGCAGGACATCCGCGTGGCGTTATTACGAGGACATCGATCTGGAGGTGGGCCTCAGCGAGTATCCGTTCGCGTTGCCCAGCGACACGACGATCATTCGGGTCATGGCCGTTGTCCATAACGGCCTGCCCTTGCGCGGTGCTCCGGTGCAAGGCGCAGGCATCACCCAGTCGTCGCTGGGTACGCTCACCCCGGAAATGACCTTTCCTGACGGTGATGCGACATTCCTGCCGGCGCAGACCGATCTGGACGTCCCGTCGGGAATTTTCTCCTACGCGATCTACCGGCCCAACTACATCCAGACCACGGTCGCTCCCGACGAGGAGGCGGTCAAATATCCGCTCAATGTCTGCTTGGCGTTGACGCTTGCCCGTTCCTGCCTGGAATGCGACTGCGGCGACTGGGCGCTGGAAGAGTGGATGCACGACATGTTCTTCCAGGACTGGCTCGACGGGGCGCTCGGCCGGCTGCAAGGCATGGTGTCCAAGCCGTGGACCAACACGGTCATGGCCGCTTACCACGGCAAGCGGTTCAGGAATGCGATGGCATTCAGGAAGCAGGAGGCGCTCAGAGGTTTTTCCTACAACACCCCGGCATGGCAATTCCCGAGGTGGGCATGACGAATCAGCCCTATGATATCGCTCGCTACAAGTTCGTCACCGGTGGCTTCGACTGGACGACGATGAACTTGCTGCTGATTGCCTGGGCCGGGCCGCCGACGTTCATCGCTACGGATCAGCACGTCACCGACATCACCGGCCGCGGCACGACTACGGCGCGCGGTGTGTCGCAGCCGATCACCGAGCGTTCGGTTGCCTCGGACGGCACCACCCAGACCAACCAGGTGGTGATCCCCGGTGTCGTGGTCGGTCAGCCGGTGACGCACTTCACCCTGGTCGACGATCAGGGCGCCGAGGATGTGCTGCTCTACTACATCGACGAAGCCATCGATTTGCCGTTCGATCCGAACGGTCTCGACATGGTGATCCAGCCGGACTGGCTGAGCGCGAGAGGATGGTTTCGTGCCTGACGATCCCTACCGCTCCCTCTACGGCCATCCGATTCTGCCGGCCGGCTTCAACTCGGCCCCCAACGCTGGCGACGAGGTCGACGGTGCTGGCTACAACGAGCCGGTCTGGCCGGTCTATGCGGAGAGCTTCGAGGCGCTCGAAGTGTTGATCATCACCGAGGAGATGCTGCGCTTCTTCGAGACGGAATGCCCGGATTGGGTAGCGCCGTGTGAGAACAACACGGTCACTTTCCCGAAAGGTAGCCCGGTCTACCAGATCAGGAAGCGTGCATGAGCGGGGTAGTCCGGATCTTCTCCAAGGCGGCGGCCGAGCGACGCCGGCTCTATCTCGACTATTCCTGCTGGCTTGAGGAAGACGAGGAGCTGTCGGACTTCCAGGTGTCGGTGTCGCCATACACCTCTGAAGCGCCGGTGGTGATCACCGTCGGCTACCCCGACGCTGAGCACAAGAAGCTGATGTGC